GTCCGACTCGTCGTCGGCCGGGGCTACGCTTTTGGGTCGGCCGCCTCGTCGTCCTCTGTTTCCGGGTCTTTCTCGTCGGGGTTGTCGCCGCCGTACATGGACATGCTCCACTTGAAAATGTCGCCGAGTTGGTCAACATCTATTCCGGCTTCGATCCATTCCGTGAGGACCGAGCCGCCGAAAAACGGTTCAAGCATGTTTACGATCGTGTCGAGCGGAACCTGTGCGTCGGGGTCGCCCCCTTGCATCTTGGTACGCGCGATGATGAGCACGACCTTAGCCGGTAGTTTGGCCGGGAGGTCGTATGTCTTGCCCTTAACCTTGACAGTCAGCGGGGCCAAGATCGACTCGGCCCACGCTGCGTCGAAGTCCTTAAAGCGACTCGCCAACGACTATGTAATGGCTAGAGCGCCGACGCGGTGAAGCGTCGCACCCCACGAGGTCTTGTCGTTGTTCCCGCCGCCGATATCGTTGATTTCGACGGATGCGGAGAACGTGTACTTTTTGCCGTTCGGCGAAGTAAGCCGGAAGTCGCCAACCGAAGCGGCCCCCACGGCGTCGGCGTACGTCTCGACGTTCGCCTGTCCGGGGTCGCGTGCGCCTGTGCTGTCCTCAAGGAAAAACCCTTCGAGCTTGCAGTCCGCGCCGCGCGACATGATTTCGCTCTTTTCCTGACCGTCATCTGTAAAGTCGGTCGTATCGGTCGAGCTTGCCTTTCGGGCGAACCCGAACTTGGTAAGCCCCTTAACCTGCGTCCAAGTTGCGCGGGCGTCGAGTGACACTTCGGCCACCCATTTACGCGCGCTAACTTTCGTGTATGTGCCCGCTGGCATTTACGTGTGTGTTACCTCCCTATGGTCTGTTGTCCGTCGCGTTCAAGATTTCGCAACGGAGGTCAAAGACGTGCTCGTGGCGGTTAAGATCGTCCTGTCCCATCGACTGCGGGGCGGGTTGGACCGCGACCGCGAGCACGAGGTAGACGCCGCCGGGTAGTAGTCGATCCGAGAGTCCGTGTAGCGCCGAGCGAATCTTGGCGCAGCGGTCGCGCGAGACGCGCGGGTCGGCTGTACCTCGAACTCGAATCTGCACTAGCGGCTCGTCATATGGGAGTAGTGAATCCGCCTCACTACCGCCGCCGATCGTCAGGCTTACCGCTTGGTCCGGCGTCTGCGGCGGCATATCCTCTATGAACGTGTCGCCCGTCAAGCCGTCGGGGTCGAACTTCACGAGCCCCTGAGCGGTAAGTAGCGTCGCCAGTCCTTCGGTGAGACTCAATTAGAGCGCCCCCCTTAGAACCTGCGCGACAATTTCGTGGATGGCGTTTGCGCGCTCATCGAGAGCCCGCTGTAGCCACTTTGCCCGGCGGCCCTGCGCGTGGTGCAAGGTCAAGTCCTCGTGCTGTCTCCGTGCGTATGGCGTGTCGTATGACACGATGCCGCGCATGGATTCAACATCGACGCTCGCCTTACCGGAACGCTCTAGGGTATCTTCCTCAAGCGGTACCGTCCGGTTGGCCGCTTCGAGCAAGTGCTCGGATGCGAGGTGGAGAGCCCGCACGCTTGCGGCGCGTGTCCGCTCTTTGGCAACGTCACCGTGCCACTTGACGCTTACCGTCACTTGAGTATCACCTCTAGGTGGACCGGGACCGGAAGTCCTCCACCATCCCTTGTCTTTACGGCTATAACGGTCGTTGATCGCGTGCCGATGTTTACGACGCTCTCGGGCGTCACGTTGACGCCGAGGTCGCAATAGAACGTCGTCTCGCTCACTACCTCGTCGCCGTTGGCGGCTCGAACGAGTCGCCGCGTGTCGTCTCGAAAGCACTTCACGTTGACGGCGGGTCCGTACTGCGGCCCGTATGCGCCGGTCCCTAAGTAGGGTTGGACGCTAACGGTATGCCGCTTGAGGAAGCCGGGCAACAGCACGGCTTACCAAACCACCGGCTGTATGGGCCAGAGCCCGGCAAGTCGGAGGTACTGAATTGCACGCGGGCACAGAATCGCGCCGCGCGCTTTCGGTTGTGTTGACTTGCCGCCGCGATTGAGCGTTACGGAGCCAATCGAGATTAGCTCGAAGTCCTCCGCGAGCCCTAGTTCGTCGGCCGTCGCGCGCCAGTATTCAACCTGCGCGCATGTCGCGTTCTTGAGTCCGGCCAGGACGGCCGGGTCGGACGGGATGCCGAGACTATCGGTCGAGTACCACGACCCGCCCGAGAGCTTCGCGTCGATCATGTCGGTTGCGCGCTGCAACTGTCGATCGTCGGTCGGTTGATCCGTAGTTGCTACGCCCGTGAAGGTCGCCAAGTCGGCGGCCGTTGCGTACGCCGCCATGAACGACTAAACCTCTAGCAGCGCGGCGGTGACGGACGCCGAAATCGAGTAGTCCACGTAGTTGTTTCCGTCGGCCTGCAAATAGACCGAGGATTGCAACCCAATGAACTTGTCCGTTGCGGTTAACAGGGTCACGACGCGATCGGGTGCGGCCTGACCGTCAACGAGGACGGGGTTACGCACGGTCACGGTCAGCGAGCCCGCGTTCTGATTTTTGACGTGCAGCACGCGCCGCCCGTTATATGGCATCGTCTCACCGTTCGCCTGATCGACGGCCGTGTATGCGGCCGCGAGTCCTGCGGAGGTAACGACGGCTGCCGCTCTAGCTGTACGAGCCATCTACCTTATTTGTCTCCCTTCGGGCTCTTGCCCTTGCTCTTGGCGTCGTCGTCGCCCTTCGACTCGTCGCCGCCCGCCGATGCGCCCGCTTCACGCGCCGCACAGTCGGCCGCTTCCTCGTCGGTGGCTTCCCGATATGCCTTGCCCTCGAAATTGGGCTTGCTGTCGATGAGTTCCGCGAAGTGTTCCTCGGTGACGCTCATAACGAGCCCGCCGGGGTTCACGATGTACTTGTCTCCCACTAATGGGTTCCTCCCTTTAGAGTGGAAAGACCCGGAGGCTCGGCGCGTTTAAACGCTTCCCCTCCGGGTCTTGATTGCTACGAACCGACGCGGCCCGAGTAGGCCGAGACGGTGAACGTAAACGACGGCGTGGTGCCGGTGATCGTGAACGTAAACCGAATGACGGGCGGTAGCTCAACGAGGTTGGCTGTCCCGTCACCGATACCGAGCACGAATTTTCCGGCCGCAGTAATCGCGGTCAAGGTCGCAAGCGTGGTGTACGCTCCGTCCTCGTCCTTACCCTCAATCGTTATGGTCATCGAGGGCGTGGTGCCCGTCACGGCCGTAACGTTTATGAGGGCGATCATTGCATCCGCATCCCACGGCATGTCCGGGGAGCTATACGTCGCCGTCTTGGCTGCGCTTGTCTGGCGAAAGACTAAGTTTCGAGCCAACTTGCGTTAGCTCAGAACGACGAATCCGCCCTTGTCGCGGAGCATCGACGCGCCGTACAGCACGTCGAGAGTAACCTGCATACCGAGGGCGTTCGGGTTGTAGCTCACGGTCTGGCGCAGGGCCAAGCCGGAAACCGGGTCCGACACGCTCATCTGATCGACGCCGGGAGCGCCGGAGTCCGGCATACCACGCATGGCGAGAATCAGGGCCTCGGGGGTCAGAGCAAGGTTCTTGTTGTTGACCGAGAACGGGACCAACTGCGAGTAGTAAATGTCGATGCCGTAGACCTTGCCGATTGCGCCGTCGGTGATCGACTGCGCCTTAGCGAACGCGAAGTACGAGGCGAGCGCTGCGTCGCCGAGGATCGAAACCTCGTCGCCGTCGGTCACGACCATGAAACGACCCTCACGAGCCGCCTTGTTGTCGTTGAACGTCTTGCGTGCGGTACGAAGGGTTGCGGCCGTGATCGGAGTCGCGCCCGCGCCGATCGGGGTCGTGGTGAAGGAAGCGTAGAGCCCGAACAGATAGGACTCGATCGCTTCTGCGAGCGGGATAACCGCATTGCGGAGGTAGCGGTCCATGAGGTCTTGGTTCGACTGAATCTTGAGGATATCTTCGATGAGGAAGGACACCTCTTTGTGCTGATTCAGGGTCACGTCGATGCGGGAGTCCGTCGGAACCTGCAAGGTCACGTTTGCGTTAGTGGCCTTGGTGTTCGCAACGAAGGTACCCGGCACGGGAATGTGAAGGGTCGCGCCCTGCGTGAACGCGGCCATATCGGAGTCCCGCGTAACCTTGTTCGCCAAGACTAAGTTCGCGCGGAGTGCCTGTAGAGCACGCTGCGCCCAAATCTCGGGAATAAAGTTAACGTTCGGGGTCGTAACGTTTGCCAATTTGTCGTACCTTCCTTATGAGGTTTTGATTAGCCGGTGATCCGGCCATTTGCCAGGGCTTCGAGAATTTCTTTCTCGTTGGCCTGATAGAACGCGGTGTCGCGCAACTGAGCGCGCGAGAACGTCTTACCCGCCGGGTCGGTACCGGGCTTGATTTCGCTCCCGCCCTTGGTCGCTACCTGAGCGATCTTGAGCTTGGAGTTGCCGTCAACCGCAGCCTTGATAGCTGCGGCCACGTCGGCGCCGAAGCTGGCCGCCGTCGGGTCGAGACTTGCGAGCGTCGCAACGAACGAACGCGAGTCGAGCAACGCATCCGCGTCGGCTCCCGCTTTCGCGGAGAGTGAGCGGACCCTACCCTCAGCCCGAAGCTGTCGCACTTCCGCATCTTTCGCCGAGAGTGCTTCCTGTAGCTTGGCCGGATCGGGTGTGCCGTCCTCACCGAGTCCTAGCGCCTTGGCGATCGCCTTACGCTCGGTTTCGGTCTTGGACTTGAACTCGTTAAGCGCAACGCGCGCCTTAGCGTTCTCGTCCCGGAGTCCCTTAACGTACTTTTCGTCATACGTCTTAGGCTCGCCGTCTGTCGTCGTCGCCGCTGTTGCGGCGGCTGCGGCTGCGGCTGCGGCTGCGTCGGTCGTGGTCGTTTCGTCGCCCATGTTTTGCCCTCCCGGAGCATGTGAAAAGGAGCGCGTACCTGACGCGCTAGAAACGAGAAAGGGCCGGGCTTGTCTTAGGAGACGATGCCCGGCGGTAGCGGTTCGAGTTCGTACGGAATGTCCGTCTCGAAACTCTCGACGCTATCGAGCGCGTGCGCGGCCAAGTAGACCGCCGCTCGCGCAGAGTCGGCCGCGACTTGCGGCCCTGTCGGCGTCAAGAGCACCGGCTCTCGTTGTGCCGCTTCGATTTCGAGTAGCGCGGGCTCAGAGCCCGACCACTCGCCATCTTGCCATCGAACCTCGGCGGGAACGCCGCCGCGTAGTCCTGTGGCTTGAACGTAGCTCACAGCATCGCCAAAGTACCAAAAAGCCATTGGCGATAGTCGGGGTCGAGGAAGTACACGCCGCCGTCGAGGTGTTCCATGCCCATCGTCAGAACCTCCCGCGTGGCTTTTGGCCCTTCGCCGTAGTCCTTCCCCATATACACGTCCGAGAACTTGTCCTTGCTTCCGCGCTCTTGCTCGCTATAGCCGGAGCCCGGCTCTAGTTGCTTGAGGGGCCGCGTTTCCTCGGCGCTCGTTCGTTGGTGCCAGAACGCCCACTCCGACTTTGTGACGTTGTACGTCGGGTCGGTGCTTTCCATGCGGTGCCCTAGTTCGTGCGCCGGATTCGTACGAGTGCTGTTTATGACGATCCTTGCGTTGCCGCCCGCGTCGCCGTGGTGCGAGTAGTAGCCGCGCCCCGCGATCGCCGGATTTTCCGAGCCGTCACTCAGTCGAAGCGGTGCCGCGTGAGTGTTACTCCGCTGCACCCACGCCGCCGGGTAGTTTTTCGCCCCGTCGTTGAGTCGGTTGATTTCCTCCCGGTACCCGCGCTTTAAGTAGGTGTCGGTGATCTTCACGTTTAGCTCGCCACCCATCGGCCGAATCTCTGCGAGGGTCGCTCGGATTTCGGCGGTCGGATGCTTGGCTCTGAGGTCCGCGAATTTGTTGAGATAGTCGGTCTGTTCCTTGCGAAGCTGCGCGTAGTGCGCGCTCGCGGCATTGAGCTTTAGGAACGCGGCATGACGGCGCATTTCGTCGCCTGTATCCGCCGCCTTACGTGCGGCTTTCCCCGCGACTGACTGCGCCTTAAACGCTCTCTCGGTCTTGGCCTTAAGTGTCTCGTAGCCCTCGCGGAGCCTGTCTTGCTTAGCGAAGTAACCGCCCGTCCGGCGGTTTACCTCGGCCTCTACGTCCTTGCCGACCGCCTTAACGTGGTCGAGGTGCGCATACGCTCGCGCCGAGGGTTCGCCACTTGCGCGAATCCAGCCCGTCTCCGGCTTGCCCGGCACGGTCCAAGCGTCCGCCTTGTGTCGTCCGTTTTCGTCTAGTAGCGGTATGAAACCGCCGTCGCGCTGGAACGCTTCGGTTGCCGCAGAGTGCGAGCTACGAACCCACGCGGGTAACGGTCGCTCGACCGGCTTAGGTGGGGCCGGTGCCGCAGCCGCGCGGGCCGGTCCGCTTATCTGTTCTCTGTGTCGCTGTCGAAGTAAGCCCGTCTCATCGACGTGCTGTCGAATGGCCGCTTGCGCAACCTTGACCCGCGCCCTTGCTAGTGTGGCGGCTTCGGGGTTGAGTGCCACAGCCTCGCGGTTCTTGGCCGCTCGTACCTGTCGCTCAAGGTACCGTAGCCGCTGTCTCGCGGCGTCGCCCTCCGGGTCGGCCGTTTGGCCGAACGGTTCGGTTATGCCCTCGAAGTACGCGCCGGTTGAGTGGCGGCATCCGGGGTGAAAGAGTCCTTGGTCGCGGGCTTCCTCGACGGTAAAGTACACCTGTCCGAATTTGCCCGTCGGGTCGATGGCGAGTACCTTGCCCTCGAACGGTCGGCATATCTGACACTCGCCCGGAGCATTTGAAACGATCACTAGGTTATGTCTGTTCGCCGTTAGCGTTTCGAGGTGCCCATCGATCGACGCGTGGCCTACGGCTGTGCGGGTTGCCATTTCGGTGTACGAGGTGAGATTCCACGCCCGGCCGGTCACGTCACGGAATCCGGTTACGCCCTGATCCGCGAACCTGTTTAGAGCCGCCTGTGTCGCCTCGCGCCGCGTCTGTGTCCCGGCCGCAATTTGCGTCGAGACTTCGGCGACTGTTTGGCGGTATGTATCCTCGGCTGTGCGTAGCACCCGTAGGTGTGTCGAGCCGAGCTTTCGTTGTAGGTCCGCCACGAGGACGCCGACTGTTCGTGTGTTCGTCGCCGCAAGAGCCGCTACGCCGCCCACAGCAAGGTCGTTAACGGCCTCGGTTGTACCGAGTCGGTACGCCTCGCCGATGGCCGTCTTGACCGCCGCATCGGCCTCATCGACCGTCCGCGTCATGTAGACGTTTAGCTCATTGCGTAACGCCTGTATCTCGGCGAGTTTTTGCTCGGCCCACGACGGGCTAGTCAGTCCTCGGCCAAGTCTTGCCGCAACACGCGCGAGCATGATGCGCTCGGACTCGGCGTAAACCGCTACGGTCGGCTCTGACAGTCCGGCCGCGAGGTCGGCCCCCGCAGGCACTTAGTTAGCGCCGGGTGCGGGCGGCTTTGGCGGGCCGCCGAAGGGCGGGGCCGCCGTCGGGTCGGGCATTAACATGCCCTTTTCTTTCT